GCATTACAGTCTACAACAGCACAGGCAGTACAGAGCACGATACAAGGTGCACAGTTAAAAACAGAAATGATTGCACGAGTCTTTGCTGAAACAGGGTGTAAAGACTTAGCTAAGATTGTGTTATTATTATGTCAAAAACATATGGACAAGAGCCGTGTTATTCGTATTCGTAATGAGTATGTACCTGTTGACCCTCGTGGTTGGGATAACGAATTTGACGTATCTGTTGAAGTCGGACTTGGTAATGGTAAGGACGATGAAAAACTACAGATGCTGTTACAAGTAGCAGGTAAGCAAGAACAGTTGATTGGACAGCTTGGTATGAATAACCCTGTCGTTAAACCAAGTCAGTATGTCAACACACTAAATAAAATTATCGAGATGGCAGGATTTAAAGACACATCACAGTTCTTTAACTCTGCAGAGCAGATTGACCAAATCCTTGCACAGCAGGAAGCTGCACAACAGCAAGGTGGTGCATCGCCAGAGTTTGAGTTAGAAAGACAAAAACTACAAGCTGATATTGCATTGGAACGTGAGAAGATGATGATGGAAATACAGCTTGAACGTGAGAAATTCCAACAGCAGTTAGCACTTCGTAGAGAAGAACTACAAGCTGAGTTGGATTTAAGACAACAAAAACTAGCATTGGGTGGAGACGTTAGTACGAATTTACCTACAGTATAAGGGATAGAATATGTCGTTAGACGATGAGAGACAACGAGGATTATTAGCCGAAACTCTACGGAATAATCCCTTACTGAAAGAGATATTTCAGTCGTTAGAAAGTTCTTATATTGCCGATTGGTCACAGACCGATCTAAGCGATACTGAGAAACGTGAGCAGTCTTTTTATATGTTGAGAGCCTTACAGGATATTAAGAACGAGATCGACTCGATCGTAACATCAGGTAAGATTGCAGACCAACAGATAAGAACACTATTTCGCAAAAAATAATCAAAACATGGAGTAAAAAATGATTAGGACAAATGCAGACGCATCTCCTGACGTTAATGATAGCATTGCGTTAGATAAAACTGATGCAATCAATTTACTTTTGAATAGAAATAACACCCCTAGTCAGGCAAGTGAGGATATTCAAGAGTCGCAGGAAGAAGACACAGAAGTTGTGTCGGTTGACGAAGTGGACACTACTGATGAAACGGACGTTTTAGACCAATCCGAAGTAACAGAAGAAGAAACAGAAGACTATCGTAATAGTGATGAATCTGATGATGAAACTACCGATGACGTATATATAGCAAAAGTTGATGGAGAGGAAGTAGAAGTTACGGCAAGAGAACTTCTTGACTCATATCAGCTTAATTCTGTCGCCAAGAAGAAATACCATGAAGCTATGGAAGATCGTAACAAGGCCAAAAATGAATTGGCTACTCTTGAGGCAGAAAGGAAACATTACGCAGAAAACCTTGAGTTGATGAGACAGCAGTTGGCTCAGACTACACCGGGTATGACTGAAGAACAATGGAATGACTTGTATCAAAGAGACCCTATGGCCTATATGAAAGCAAAAGAGGACATAAGAGATCACGAGACTAGATTACAAGCTATTCAGCAAGAGCAGATGCAACTTGCCCAAAGGCAGTTACAAGCTGAACAAGCAAAATTGTTGGACAGAATACCTGAGTGGAAAGACCAAGACGTAGCGACTAAAGAACGAAATAATATCGTTACTTATGCAAAACGATTTGGTTTTACTGACCAAGAGATTGCTGCCACTAACGACTCTCGTGTCGTTGACTTATTGAGACGTGCCTATCTTTATGATGCTTTGCAGTCAAAGAAACCAAATGCTACCAAGCAAGTAAAGAAAGCACCGAAGATGATTAAGTCAGGGCAACCTAAAGGTAAAGTTAATGTTTCTGAACAAAACCGAAAGACGGCTTTTGATAAATTAAACAAGAGTGGTCGCAAAGAAGATGCGATTGCTTATCTATTAACTAAATAACTGATTAAGGAAAAAAACAATGGCAACATATACAACTTCAAGTGCTATTGGTGAAAGAGAAGACCTTAGCGATATTATTTACAGAATTGACCCTACAGAAACACCATTGGTAACAGCTATGGCTAAAGAAACCACTTCAGGTGTTACAACTGAGTGGCAAGTTCAAGAACTAGCTGCTGCTGTAGATACAAACTATGTAAATGAGGGTGCTGACTATTCTTATGTAAACCCAACAGCTACATCAAGACTTACCAACGTACACCAAATCTCAGCACAAGCTGCTTCAGTATCAGGCACATTAGATGTGGTTGACAAAGCAGGTCGTGACAAAGAAACTGCATACGTTAAAGTCATTAAAGGTCTTGAGCAAAGACGTGATATTGAAAAATCACTATTTAAGAACGAAGCAAAATCTTCTTCTGACCCAAGAAAAACAGCTAAACTGATTACTTGGATTACAAATGGTGCAGTATCTGCTGATGCGTCTACATCATTCGCAACAGGCGATGGCTCAGACACAGCAGACCTAACAGCTGCATCTGCTGATGCCCTAACACTAGCTAAAATCGATACAGCTATTAAAGCTGCTTACATCGATGGTGGTTCACCAACAATGCTAGTAATGTCACCATCTAACAAGGTGAACTTTAGTGGGTTATCATCAGGTTCAGTAGCAACTAACCAAATCACTTCAACAGCACCTAAAGAAGCATCTATCGTTGGTTCTGTTTCTCTGTACCTATCAGACTTCGGTACACTAGAAGCAGTTGTTGATAGACAATTAGGTGATGGTGAAATCTATGTCGTAGACAAAGACTATGTATGTCTTGGTTTCTTACCGGGCAGACAGTTCTCTGTTTCAGACGTTGCTGCTACAGGTGATGCAACTAAGTTTGCAATCATTTCTGAGTATGCTCTTATGGTCAAAGCACCTAAAGCACACGCAGCAATTATTGGACTATCAGGTTCATAATAAACTAAAAAAGAAGTGGGTGTTGCTCCCTTGCACCCACTTCACACTTAGAGGGATAAAATGAAAAGAGTTATTTCGACAGACGGCATTTCCAAAAAGACAACAATGGAATATGATGCCAATTTACAAGAATATATAATTAAGACAGAACAAAAAATTGACCCTATTAAGGATTTGGCTAAGGCACAATTAGACAATCACAGACCGGGCGATATGATTGGGAATACCCAAAAACATTATCAAAAGATTGGTGAAATACCTGCTGTCTTATATCACGATTTATTACAGAAGTTTGGTAGTCCTGCACAGAATCCTAAAGCATGGTATCGTTGGTTACAGGACGCAGATAACCAAGCATTTAGAACAACGAATGGTAGGTTAATTTAATGGCATTTTCTAACTATAGTGAATTAAAGACCTCTATTGCTAATTTTTTAGCACGAGATGATTTAACCTCACAAATTCCTGATTTTATACGATTAGCAGAAGCACGCATGAGTCGCGAACTCGATGCTCGTTCTATGGAGAAAAGAGCGACTGCTACAACTGTTGCAGGGGATAGCTATATCTCATTGCCAACAGATCTGAGGGAAATAAGGAATGTGCAACTAAATACCGACCCTGTAAAAACTCTGGAATATTATACAGTCCAAATGATAAACACGGATTATGCAGGGCAGGGTCAGGGCAAACCAAAGGCATACAGTATTGTTGGGACAGAAATACTACTAAGACCAATACCTGATGCTGCCTACACCTTAGAAATCGTTTATGGCGAAAACGTACAAGCATTAAGCGATGAAGATACCAACAACACAATATTATTAAGACACCCTGACGCATATTTATATGGGTCGTTAATGAACGCATATACATACTTGATGGACGAAACGCGAGCATCACAGTATGACCAACTGTTCACAAGAATCATGGACGAGATTATTCGTGATACCGAAAAAGCACGATATGGGGGAGTGCTATCAATGAAAACAACATATAGAGGAAAATAACAATGTCAGCTATGTCAGATTATTTAGAGAATAAAGTTTTAGACCATGTTCTCGGCACAACATCATACACAATGCCTGCTACTATTTATGTCGGTCTTGCTACTGCAAGTTTCGGTGATGACAATAGTGGAACAGAATTATCAGGTGGTTCATACGCAAGACAATCCATTGCATTTGATGCAGCAGCTAGTGGTGCAACAGACAATACTGCTGCTGTCGATTTCCCTGTAGCAACAGCAAATTGGGGTACAATCTCAAACTACGGGTTATTCGATGCAGTATCAGGTGGCAACTTATTAATTCATGGTGCGTTTACATCATCAAAGACTGTTGAAACAGGCGATGTGTTAAGAATTGGTGCAGGCGAGTTAGATATAACTGCTGCGTAAGGCTTTAGCTAATGGCAACACTAGAAGAATTGAATGGTTGGGGGTCACTTGATAGTGCATATCTAAACACATTCACACTAGAGCAATTAGATTCCCTGCAACCTGTTAATGTATCAGGTACAGCATCTATATCTATTACTGAATATGCTGTACCAACTTTAAGAAAATTTAGTTCTACTTTAGATTTACTAGATGGGTTCGGAACTTTAGAGCAACTAGATGCTTATGGAACATTAGAAGATTTAAACTTTTTAATTATCCATCAGGCAAGTGCAAGTGACAGCATTGCCATTACAGAAACAGCTAATGCGATTAGAGTACCAACTGTTAGTGCTAGTGACACATTATCTCTAGCAACGACAGCAACATCTAATTTCTTAGTTAATATTGATGGTACAGGTGCTATTTCAATTAGTGCTGTATCAACAATAGATAGGTTTAGGACTGTTAGTGATGATGCTAATATTTTCATAACAGCACTCATACCAAGATTTACAAGGTTTCTTTCACCTACTTTCGTTACATCTAACGTTGCTATTACAGGTGAATGCCTGTTCCAAAGAAGAAGATTCTTAGTTGCTAGTTCTAATGTTGAAATCAGCACAAGTGGATTAGCAGAGATATTAGGCGAAACATGGACTGATGTATCAGGTCGTACTGTTACTTGGAGTGTATTACAATGATAGAATTTGGCGAATGGTTACCTGACCAAAGTGACCTTGCAAACGCAGGTGTTCTTGATGCAACAAATGTATTGCCTGCAGCAAGAGGTTATAGACCATTTAATTCTTTGTCAGAGGTTTCAGGTGCTGCAGATAGTTATATTAGAACAATGTTTGCAACTCGTGACCAAACAGGTGAAAATCTAATATTCGCAGGCGATGCTACTAAATTATATAAATACAACGCAGCAGACTCTAGTCTTGCTAATGTTTCAAAGTCAGGAAATTATACTTTACAAAATAGTGAAAAATGGCAGTTTGTTAGGTTTGGCAATAACTTATTGGCAGCAGGTGGTCATGCACAAATTCTTCAGAATTTTGTTATTGGTTCAAGTTCTTTGTTTGCTGATATAAGTGGTGCTCCTGCAGCACGTTATATGGCATCAGTAAGAGATTTTGTTGTATGTGGCAATGTCGCTTATGGTGGAAACACGCATCAAGAACGATTATATTGGAGTGCTATCAATGACAGTCAATCTTGGACAATAGGTACAGACCAATCAGATATACAAGATATAGCTGATAGTGGCACGATTACAGGAATTGTTGGTGGTCAGTTTGGTGTCGTATTTACACAACGTGGTATATCAAGAATAGAGTATGTTGGTACACCTCTTATCTTTACAGTAGAAAAAGTAGAAACAACTAATGGTTGTGAGATACCGGGAAGTATATGTGCTCTTGGAACAAACGCAATATTCTATATAGCACAAAATGGATTTTTTATGTTTGATGGCAGTCGGTCTATACCGATTGGTGCAGAAAAAGTTGATAATTGGTTTTACGATAATTTTGACAATGGTTATGTAAATAAAGTTACCTCAGCTATTGACCCTAACAACCAAGTAGTTATGTGGTCTTTTGTATCAAATAATAGCAATGATGGAGTGCCTGATAAAATATTGGCTTATAATTATGCAGTTGGTAAATGGTCAAAAATTGACGTTTCTCATGAGTCATTGGGTGTTGTTCTTCTTCCCGGTTATACACTAGAGCAATTAGATAATATTAATATAAACGTTGACCAACATACAACGACTTTTGATAGCCCATTATATGCAGGTGAAAACTATACACTAGCAGCATCAAAAGACAACAAGATACATAGTTTTACAGGTGCAATACTTGATGCAACGATTATATCAAAAGAGTTTGAAATTGTACCGATGAGGTCTTCTGTCATTAATTCAGTAACACCTTATGTAACAGCAAAAAATCCTGACGTACAGCCAACATTGTCAATAAGTGTTGGCAGTCGTAGCAGGCAAATAGATAATGTAAACTTTACGAGTGCAGGTGCTATTACGGCAGATAATTTATGTAATGTTAGGACTAGTGGTCGGTATCATCGAGTAAAAGTTGAAACTACAGGTGATTTTCGTTATGCTTTAGGTATAGATATTGATGCAAAACCACTAGGCAGAAGATAATGTCAGATTCTAACTATCGTAAATTACCACCTGAGGGTGGGAGACCAAGAGATGTTGCAAGTGCTGTAAACTTGCTTATTGATGGTAAACATAATGCTAAAGGTACATTTACTTTAACACCTCACACAACAACAACGACTGTTGAGGATTATCGTGTGAGTGAAGATAGTGTTATATCTTGGACACCAATAACATTAAATGCTGCGACAGAAATGAATCATATGTATGTGTCATCAAGAGGTAAACATACATTCACTTTAGTACATCAAAATAAATCAGCAACAGATGCGACATTTGTTTATACAGTAACAAGTTAAAAAGAGGGGCAAGGGAAATGCAATTTATACCGATACCAAAAGACCATATAGATAGTATGTGGGAACACGTTGAGCCAATCGTTAGACGGGCAGTTGGTTTAACACCTGATAGAATTGATACTGATGATCTGTATGAAAATGCAAAAGCAGGTGCATATCTTATTTGGTTGGTTACAGAAGAACGAGATAATATACAATATATACAAGCTGTCTTAACAACAAGGATTTCACAATATCCTAAGACTAATGCTTTATGTATTGATTTTGTTGCAGGTACACGCATGAAAGAATGGTTACCCATCGTAATGCCTGTATTAGAAGATTTAGGGAAAAGCAATAATTGCTCTCATATCGAGGGATATGGCCGTAGAGCATGGAAAAAATATCTTAACGAGTATGGTTGGGAACAACGACACATACAATATGAAAAGAGGTTAGATAATGAGTAAAGGAAGTACAACCAGGACGACACAAACATCGACTCCTATTATTCCTGAATATTTGCAGACTGCACAAGAGGGTGCTTTTGGTGCTGCTAGTGAGTTTGCACCACAGGTATATGAGGGCGCACGATATGTCGAGCCAACACCTTTTGAGCAACAACAGTTATCTGCATTAGGTCAGTTCGGTGGTGGGCAAGGTATTATACCCGGAGTAGAACAAGCTGTCGGTGGTGTTCTAGCAGGTGGTGTTGGGGCTCCAACATTACTACAGCAAGAATATGAAAGAGATTTAAGTCCTGCGTACTTAGAACAAGTTATACAAGATCGTTTATCTGACGTAACAGGTGATATTACATCACAATATGCAATGGGTGGCAGATTAGGTTCTGCTGCATTTGGTACAGCACTTGGTCGTGGTATTGGTAGCTCGATTGCACCATTACTCGCACAGCAAGAAGTTGCAGATGCTGAAAGACGTATGCAGTTAGCAGGTCAGATTTCAGAAGCAGAACGACAAGCAGGTGCATTACAGCTAACGGCTGCAGGAGTTGCACCAACAGCACAAGATCTACAATTACAAAGACTACAAGCATTAGGCCAAGCAGGTGCATTGGAAAGAGCAACAGGTATGCTACCAATCGAAGCAGAACAAGCACGAATTGCCGAAGAAAATGCTGCAGCACAAGCAAGGCTCAATGCAATGCTCTCAGCAGCAGGTGTGAGTGTTCCTGCAGGACAAACGATTGTATCACAAGAGCCAAGACCTGGAATTGGCACATCATTATTGGGTGTCGGTTCTATATTAAGTGGTATCGGTGGATTAGGAAAACCTGGTTACATTGGTGGTTTACTAACTAAAATACCAGGTTTTGGTGGTTAATTAGGATAAGGAATTTATTATGAGTATGGGTCGAATGAATAATGGTCTTTTAACACAAGACTATATGGACGAGCTACTTAATGTAGGTGGTGCTGACAGACAGCAATATGGAACTCTTATGTCACCTATAGTAAATCCAATAAACCAAAGAGTTCTTGGTGGACTGACAGAGGGAAAAAGGGCAAGGGGTGGAGCTATGGAAGAATATCTGTCTCGATACCAACAAGGTATTAATACATTGGACGAACAAGCTATACCACCTATTAGTTTTGAAGAATTGAATCAAGATCAAAAAGATGCCTTAATGAGAGGTGAGAGTATTACACTAGATGACAGAAGAACAACCATTGGCAACATTGGTGGTTTCTCACTTACAAGACCTAGCAGAAAATATAACATAGAAGATTTCGGTTTGGAGTTACCACCTGCAGGCAATGTATTAGCTAGAAAAGGTAGACTTGGGGAATTACCTGAGCAAGACGATATGTCTCCTCAATCAGTTGAAACAAATCAATTTGGCTCAGATCAATTTAATTATTTAGACCAAGAAGATGCTGATTTTGGAATGGTTTCAGAAGATGGTGAAACTACTCCATCTCAATCAATCGGATTAGATCAATTCAATTATTTAGACCAAGAAGATGCTGACTTTGGAATGGTTGGTGAAGATGTAGATGTTAAAGAAAAGAAAGAT